TCTCTCCACTCTTCAACAAACTGACAAGTATCATCAGTTCCAAGTGGGGCAGGGTTCACTTTCCAAAACCTTACATCTGGATAATCAGTAAAGTTTTGTTTGTGTTGGACAATCCAATTTGTAGATGGGGTTACAGCAGAATCACCTGTTAAGTAATTATCTGTATCCTTGTACACATTATTGATTTGTCCTGTAGAACTTCCTAGATCAAACCCTATCAGAAATACATCTGTGGGGTTCTCATTTTCTAGAGCCATTCTTACTGCAATTGGGCCTGCACTCCAACCGCTGTATCCTTCTGGGATTATATAGACTTCATCCCTTCCTTGTTCTTCACACCATGTAATCCATCTGTGATGTTTTGATAACAATTGGTCAATCGTTTTCTGATCAGAACCAGCATCTACATGATGGTCATATAATTGTTTCATTTGATTTGGATCAGTACCGTTTAAAACAAATGAAGTTCTATCATCTCTTGGATTAGAGATTGTAAATCCGTCCCTATCAAACTGAGTTCCTTGCACAATCATATTGTACATATCGCCAGGCAGTCTTGTCCATGAACGAAAGTAACTCTTGTTTCTTTGTGCATAACCAGAAGTGTACACTTCATGCATCATACCACCGTCAACAACAATAAGTGCATCTGGTGTAAAGTCACGATACAATGCATTACAACCATAAATCTTCCCACGTTTTTTCAGGGCTTTCAGGTCAACAGATTGTCTAGATTCACCGTTACCTAGTGCAAATACTTTATGCGTCATACTTAAATCCATTACCAGTATCACGCATCCAAATAGTCATAATCCACTTTTCAGAATTATCTGTAATTGGTTCGCCTGCATGTGTGGTTAGACGATTAATTTCTGGTGTATAATTGTATTCAAAATATATCAGGGAGCCTTTCTTCGGTTTAAATGACAACCCCAATAATGGAAATACAGTTTCACCCCCTTCATCAACATCATTCAAATAACAGATTGCAGTTGCAACTCTTTGTTTAGAACCACTCACTCCATGTAGAAAATAATCTACATGAGGTTTGTATTGTTCGCCCTTTTGATAACGAATTATCATACTGTCCTCTAAAGATATAATGTCTTTATCAAAAAACTCAGCTACATTATTTCTTACCACTTCATTTGGTTCATAGTCATTTGGCATGAAAAAGTCTGAACTAGTTCTTGCTGAATGGTGATATGTTGTACCATTTGTTTTTGATATAACCTTAGAAGATTTGACTTTTGGTTTAGCATATTCTATGAAACTATCACAGTCACTTGTCGCAACAAAGTTTTCTAAGTACACAACCAGTGGTTCATCATTATAAATGTCAGATTCATAAATGTACATTACAACCTCATCATTAATGGAAAGATCTTTGCAATTTCTTTAGAACATGCTTTTGCAACTTCCATATGTTCTTTTTGAGTTCCGTTTTCACTTCGTAATTCGATATAGTGTACCCATGAACGTAGAGTACCATTCATCATAATACGAGTTTTTGTCAATCCTTCTGGTAGGACTGCACGAGCCTGTTCTTTTGCAATACCGTTCTCAATCGCCCATTGGTATGCTTTACGAGACATTTCAATAACACCCGCCTGTCTACGTTGCCAGTCAGCAATTAAGTCTTGGTGTGTCTGATTATCTACAAGTGATGGGTCACCCTCAATCTCAATAGAGTTTTGTCGATTAACAGGGTCTTGTAGTCGGCATTCTCTTTTAGTAAACGCCTCACCCATTGCAGAAGGTTCTGCATATCGTTGTGAAAATTCTTGGAAACTGAAACTACGATGTCGCACAATCTGATGTGCAATATCACGAGTTGTTTCAATTTCAATACATGCACTGGCCATCTCTAGTGGACTCCAGTGTTTGTGTTTAATAAGATACTCAATCAATTTCGCTGAGGTATTATTGTTAAATTGGTTTGCTGGGTTAGATACACGGGCGCAGTACGAAATTAAGTCTTGTATATTTTCAAGACCCTCTTCAGCAAAATCCTCTGTAGGCATCGAATACGATACTAACTTGGCGGATGTTATCATGCGGTTTTCCTTATTCTCTGTCACCATCATCTTCTTTCTTTGTCAAACTCCAATTACCAGTTGGCAATTCTTCCCATATTAATGTATCACCTACATCCCAACCAACTTGATCTAAACAGTCTGGTGGGAATTCTATGAATAGTTCTTTTGTTTTTCCGTCCTCTTGGACTTCAATAGTCCAACTATTCTGTGACAATTGTTTATATTTCATAGTACACCTATTCAAAGTGAGCAGTTTTAAATCTTGCTCAGGATATTTACTTAGTGTTTTACACGGCGTTGTGGCCGGTAATTTGCACTCTTATTAGCGACTTCTGCAAGTCGTTTGGAAAGTTCTACATCACGCTTCTGTAGTTCAGCGCAATCAAACTCAAGAGACTTTACACGAGCAGTTGCTTCTTCAAGCTTCGCACGATAGAAATCTCGTTCCCTAATAAGTTCATTCGATTCGTTTGAACGAACTGGATCTGGAAGCTGTACTTCAATATCCATTAGAATGTCTCCTTCACTAGTTGGAGTAATTTCGTTTTACATTTCTCCTTATCATAAGAAAGAAATGCGCCGTATTTGACGATCAATCGTCTATTGTCTGGCCATACTAAATCATCTTTCATACCCTCATCAAAGCGTTTAACATAGTTCAGTAACCCTTGTAGGATTACCATCGTTTCCAAACTAATCCTCTTTGCGAGGAAGTTCTTTAATAATACAGGATGTTGTCCTGTTTGTAAAGAGAAAATATCATCAAAATGTGATATTTGCCCAAATAAAAATGACATATCTGTGATAAAATTATATGTCAGTGATTGTTTATATTTCTTCCAGTTGTTGTAATTAGTTTCGTTAAAGTCGCCCAACCATCCTTTTGGACTTTGCACGAAATTACTTACAAAGTAATCTTGTGTAGACTCATCATATTTTCTTGCAACACGAGCAAAGAAGTTTCTATCTTTCCTTTTTAAGAACGATGCCTTGGTTGCAGAGGTTCGTCCACCATACCTATTGTAATCGTAATCTGTTGTAAAATGTAACTTGAGACCAAGATACATCTGGTAGGCCTCCCACGCTTCCATTGGAAACTCCTTAGATTGGTAGGGTTGCTACTTTCGGCAAGAAGTTCAACTCTCTTGCATCGGCTTCTAATTTTTCTTTGAGGGGTTTTGATATGAGCGGTGCGATAGCATCTGGCTCCATTTGGTTTTTCTCACAGTAATCTAGGATTGCATCCATATAACTTACACCACCCTGACTCACGATACCTTCAATAACCATAGCAAATTTCTTTGGTGTCATCACTGATATTTCTTCTAGATTCATAATCTTCCTTTCGTTGCGTGAGGGGGGCAACCGGCACCCCCCACACTTATTAAGCAGAGCACTCAAATGTACGCCGAGTGTTGCAACGCATCCCTCACCGTAGGGACACACGGGCGTATTAAGGCGCCACCCTATGCCTTCTTACTAATGTATTCGTAAAGTTCTGTTGCCTTTTCGATTACTTTAGTAGGATTATACATTTCTGGAGTATACTTGTCAAGAGTTTCCTTGATATCTTTTCCAGATTCTTTTGCTTGATCGATCATCTGATACATAAACTGTTCTTGTAGATTCAATTGTTGATCCATCATTTCTTTCGCCATCTTGAGTGTTTCAAGACGAATTTCAAAGGGGTTCTTGTTTGCCATCACTTTGCTGCCTTGGCGAATAGTTCGCCTGTTGCATTTGCAAGTGAACTGACTTGCTTAACCGTTTCTTTGGTAAACGTGGTTTGTGTTTCAATGAAGTCGAGCATTGGTTGGCTCATTGTCTCATCTTTAACCCAAGTGTTTACCCAAGATTTCTTTGCGTTTTGGATTGTATCAATCCACATGTTAGTCATGTATTCGTTACTTAAATTGAACATTTTTGTTCTCCTGTGTTGTGTGTGTGGTAGGTTATTCTGTTACTAGGAAACCTACCGAAACCCTATCAGATTATGCTGCTAGAGCAAAACCTTGAGGTGCAAAATTATCGTTTGCATTTAGTTTAATCGGCCAATAACGCAGCCATCCGACAGTTCTACTCGCATCTATTCCCATCAGTCGATCCTAGTTCGCCCCCATCAAATATACTCTAGAAAGTATAATTTCATTTTATACTCTACAGAGTATATTTGGTGGAGGCGATGGGTACTGCCCCCATGTCCTGTCTAAGCGTTGAATTGTATCAACAAACTGTACTTTATTTATACCACATG